CCCTTTTCGACAAACCCCCTGCCGATCCCTGCAATAAAAAATTGAGGGATTTGTGTGGTGAATCGAGAGGGATTCGGCGACCGTCAATCGCCTTAATGAAGCCTCGATCACCCGCAGCTTTAACAGCAGCAAGGAGCGAATCAAGACCAGGAATCGCTTCGACATACGCATCGCGAATCTCTTTACCTTTGGATTTAGCTCTAGATGTGCTGAGAGTTGGGTCATAACTTAGTCCTATCTTTTGATCACCTGCGCCATACAAAAAGGCGTAGGTCACTGTCTTCACAAGGCGACGTGAGATGCCAATCTTGTCTGCGTTTACTTGGTGGATATCTCCGTTGAGGAGGATGTCGGCGTATCTGCCACCGTCATAACGGGCGAGATAGTGTGCCAACATGCGAAGCTCAATGCCAGCAAGATCAGCACCGACCATGACTTGACCCGGAGTTGGTATAAATAATTCTCTGAATCGTGAGTCACTCGGTACCTGGGCAAGGTTGGGATTCTTGTGTGACATACGAAATGTCGCACACCCAACTGAGCAGTGGTGATGAACTCGATTAGCAGTCGTAGCAAGCTTGAGCCATGCGTTCGTGCCTTCCGAGATCATCCCCAACTTCTTCGTAATATCGAGACACTTGGCGAAGTCCGCGGCAATCGTAATCCCAGCGGAGGCAGTCTCCATCAATATGGTCTCGTCGATAACAGGCTTCCCAGTAGTTGTTTTCTGGGTCGGCTTCCAGCCATAGAATGTGGAAAGGATCCATGCAATATGATCACGCGAAGTTGGGTTTAGTTCTTTAAGTCGGACTGACTCGCAGCCTTGAAAGTATCCCTGTGTTTTGTTATTTCTTTTAGGATTGAACGTCGAGCCTTCGACGAAAGGGTGCCTTTCTCGTAGTATTTTTTTAGTTTCTTCCAGCTCTTTTTGGAGAGCCGATGCAAGCTGCCATGCAGCGCGTTCATTAAAACACCATCCATGTAGCTCCTGCTTAGTCATTAGTTGGGCGACTTGGTGCTCTAGTTGCACCCAGTCAGGTAAGGGCGGAAGTGTTGGCATAATTTGACGGTTACGTTTACGTCCTGTATGCAGTAGTCCTCCATCTCTTGGCTCCACTCTTTCCAGTCAGTGGACTTAGCAAAGCCGCCTTTGTATTCACCCAGCCTGTAGCCATAGGACTCCAATGAGTGGCGCCCGTACAGCTGCAGTGGCATGTGTTTCCACTGATGTTTCTTGTCGATACCCAGCATTCCTGGGTGGTAAAGCCTGCTCAGCAAGAGGGTATCAACCACCTCACCTTGCGGTTCAAAAAACGAATAGACCTTTTGTATACAGGGTATGTCGAATGAAATAATGTTGTGTCCGACTATTCGATCTGCTTCCTCCAGCCTTGTAACACCTGCACTGATCGGTGGCTGAGTGCCACTGTCGTTGTACGCAAGGGTTTCGTTAGTTTCAGAATCATAGATTGCAAGGCAATGTATGTGGGTAAAATCATTTAGGAGACCGTCCGTCTCCAGGTCGAACACCAGCATTTTTCCATTGATATGTTTTGTCTACGAACTGTGCTTTCTTAACTGCTTCAGCCGTAGGTGGATGTGGTCGGCGTAAATCTCTTTCTGTACTAGAAATCGGTAGCCGGGTTGAAATCGGGTTCAGCTTCATATTCAGTAAATTTGCAAGTTTCCAAGTCGTATATCAGTTGTCCAGCCACGCCTGTTTCGCCAGAGTATCTATTCTTGAGGACTCTAATAGTTGTAGCAGCGTGTTCAGATCCACTTTGTTGATCCCTTTCGAGTGCGATAACTCCGTCAGAAAGTTGAGCAATGCTCGCACTTCCTCTAAGTTGTCCAATCGTAACTCTTGCGCCTTCTTCATGATTATGATCCGTCTGTGTACGGCGTAAGTGAGAGACAAGGAATAGCGATATCCCAGTGCGTTCAACCAATGACCGTAACTTAGTCATGGTCTGGTCAATCATCCTTCGCTCTTCACCTTCAAGACCGCTAAGCAGGATAGAGAGATGATCCAGAAAAACAATACGGCAATCGAGTCCGCTTGCCAGATACTCAATGCGATTATAGATAACATCAGGATCGTAACTGCCAAACCCATCGTACAAATAAAGATCCCAAGTAGCCATTGTCCGGCCATATGCATCTTGAAGCGATGCTTTGTCATGTTCTCCTATGTGCAGTGGTTTGCCGACAGCCGAACTCATCAAGCCGAGAGCGGTTCGTCGGTTACTTTCTTCAAGCGCCAAGTAACCAACCCGTTCGCCATTTTGTAAGAAGTGAGTGCAAAGTTCTCTACAGAACGAGGACTTACCTGCGCCAGTTGCTGCAGTAATAGTGACAAGCTCGCCGTATCTGACACCGTGAGTGAGGCGTTGGAGTCCGGCAAATGGGTATTCATGGTCGCAAGGTTTGGAAGGTTGTGTAACTAAGTCGAGCAGAGATTTACCATCGACAATTCCGTCTGGTCGGTACAACACATGGTCGTAGTTACAGACGGCTCGTACTGCCTCGGTGTCCCCTGCTTGCAATGCCTCTGAGGCATCCTTGTAATCCTCTAAAGCACCGATGTAAACCTTGCCGGGTGGTAACACCTGGGCGCAGTCAGTCGCGGCCTTCTGGCCGGCCTCATCGTTGTCAAAGAAGAGAACAATCTTGTCGTAATGATTGATCCACTCGTAGTGGTTTTGGATTGCTTTCTTTGCAGAGTGTGCTCCGTTTGGAATGGAGACCACATCCCAGTTTGGTTGTGCCTCCCACACAGACAGGCAATCCATCTCGCCTTCAGTGATGACGAGCTTTTTTACTTTGTTTGTTGTCTTATGTCTGAACAGCTGCATTCCATACAGACTGTTGACCTTACCCTCACAGGTAAACGTCTTGTCTTTACCTCTTACCTTTGCTCCCTGAAGCGCTCCATCACTGCTGAAATAATAGAAGCGTAGTTGTTCTCCGAATTTGTATGCTTTGAACTTCTCGCAGGTCTGCTCTGAGATACCTCGTTTCTGCAGCCGTCCGGCTGATCCTCGTAGTTCAACATTGGTAGTCATTACTTGGTGGTTAAATGTGCCGTCATCAAACACGTGGTGATGACAGACAAAACAATGCGTGTGATCCGAATAGACAGCTTTGCCATCAGACGAACCACACTGTTCGCAAGGCTCGTGCCTTATAAACTCACTCTCAGGTGAGCCAATCGATTGGGATAGTTGCATATGACGCCCACTTGATCCCGTGCTTATCGCACCAGGATGCGTAGGTTGTTTTAGATTTCTTGCTGATCGTGTTGTATGGAGCCTGAAAGACCATGCGTAGATCTATGTCTGGATTCTGTTTGATTACTTCCAGAATCTTCTTACGATCTTTGCTGTCCCAATAACCTTTAGTCTCTAACCAAACGCCATTCGACAAACAAAAGTCAGGCATATAAGTGTGCTGAATTACATAAGGTATCTTTATATTTTCATACTCATAAGACACCCCAAGATTGGAGAGAAGATCAGCGACCCTCTCCTCCAGCTTGGACCTGAATGCCATCAGCACTCATCTTCAATTAGACCCTCAACGATCTGTTCAACCACGTCAGTAACAGCGCGGCTCATTTCGTAACGGAAATCCGACTTATCTTTCTTGTGTCGGGTGACAGTAATGGTGGGCAGCTCAATGGTGAGCCGGCACTCCCAGAGGCCAAGCTCTGAGTCTTTAGTGATTACAACATCAGAAGTCATCGTCTTCTCCTTCGGTGGTGGTGGTTGGGGTGATATTTGGGTCTCCTGCTTTGAAACCCTGTGTTTTGCCAAAAAGTTCTGCAACATCGCTATCGCTCAGGTCGCCAGTGTCAACACCAGCAGCACTGCTGAGGGTGATGACTTGGATACCTTGCAGCTTCAATGACGTGCCATAGGTGACACCATCTTTGAGGATGTAAGGCTTTTGGTAGAAAGCCAGCTTGACTTTCGAGCCGGAATACAGAGGTGTGCCGTTGTCTACAACAGGCGTGCCTTCAGTATCCACAACAGGTGGTTTGGTCTCCTCATTCCAGGAGAACTTGACTTTGTACTTACCGTCAGCGACTTCTTCCCAAGGCTCAGGGCGCAGGGAGGAACGCTTTGGATTCTTCAGTTTCGATTCAGCCCACTTCAGGGTTTCGACTCGATCATCCTCAAGCTTGCTCACCATCTCTGCGTCAACGACAGCAGATAGGGAGTAGCCGTATTGGGAAGGTTTCAGTACAGCCTGATATCCCTCAAGGACAACAGGCTCTTTAGTTACGAAGGTGGTTCGTGCCATTAACAGAAAAAATAGGTTG